GGAGCAGAAGAACCAGCAGAAGATCTGGTTGATATTGATGGAGGTTCGACAGGCGGAACTAATTATTGGGTTAATGATGACCCAAGACCAACAAAAGACGAGGTCTTAGATAAGTTACAAGATCTTGAAGATTTATTTGACATTGTAGATTTCCTATTGCCAGAATCTATCAAAAGCAACATCCCACCTTGGCTAAGACCTCCAATTGAATGGGCGGTTCCCGTCGCTGAGGTTTTGGTTGAGATTGACCCATTGGATAGAATTCAAGACTGAAAGTCAAACAACGATGTCTGATTAATGACAGCCTTTCGAAGTGCTTCAGACAATTCGATTGGAATCAAAGCCCTCTTATTCATTCTAAGAGGGTCTCCATGGTAAGAGTCCTTCTCTGCTTTTGTGTTCATCGTAGGAGTTGAGAACTTTGGGAAGTTCCCATAGAATACGCAAGCACCATGAATTTGAGTTGGTTGAATTCCTATCTGTTTGAAATAGGTAATAGAACCTATTACATTCTCAATAACATAATACCTTGGCTTTAGGATTGAAATTATTTCGAGCGTTACCAGGATTAACTCCATCGAAGGATTCCATTCTTTACCTTCTCGAAGTGCTCGACTTCGAGGGGCATTGAAGGCCATAGAGAATTCAAGACATGGTGGCGAAGCGACAACCAGATCTATCTCTCGAATTGGGTGTCCTTCCAGCTTATACTTTTTCAACCTCGCTAAAACTTCTTTTACATCTTCAATTGAAGTGTTGGGAACTTCTGAAAGTAAAGGATTATTCTCAACTCGAACGACTTCATCACCAGCTACCATGAACGCTTCTGAGAATCCACCCAGGCCGCTGAATAAATCAAGAACTCTCATCATCGAACACCTTTGAACACAAATATTCAACCAATTGTTTCAATTCTCGAACTTCTCGTTTTAATTCAACAATCTCTTTCAACCTGGTTTCTCTAAATTTAGTGTATGCTTTACGATATGATTGGCCTTTTATTCGCATTTCATTCTTCAAGCGAATCCCTCAAGCGACGGTTTGCGACTAATCGGACTAATGCTTGCCTCTGAAGCGTTCGTATTGCCTCATCAATGGCCTGGGAAGTCTTTATGCCACTATCTTTCAATTGTTTCAGAATCATATCAGATTCGTCGCTCACGGTTATGGAGTACTGATTCGCCATATTAGAACCCAAATAATAATGTTATTTTAATATGGCGAAAAAAAAAAGCAAGAGCAGAATAATATAGGGGGGGCTTTACCATTGGGGTGGTGGTCGGGGAAATGGGTGGCGTTGAAGATTGGCGGCTACGCCGCGGAGATAGGACTGCAAATGATTAAAGGCACGAACATGTTCGCTTATTGTATGGCGACCGCAAAAACAGGCTCCTTTTACTTAACCGAAACTATTGAACTTCCACCAAGCACTCCGCAAGGTACACGGCTCTCAGGCTCTTTAGATCTGGGTGCGTATGTAAATGTTGCAACAGGCCAGGCCATTGCTATCGATTCAGTGGACTTTGTCTTTCAAACAGGCTCTGATTTCGGAAGCGATGCAAAGTCGATGGTGAGCATTGATGGTTCACTAACTGTTCAACTAACCGACCTAAACCCAGGTGCGGGATTCGTTCGAGCAGACAACCAAAGTTTGATTGCTTCTGGAGCATTAAATATCGACCAAACCAACAACATTGCAACACACATCTCAGACCTTTACCCCGACAACTTTGGCCCTACTGCATTGTCTGAAGCCTTTATGGTTGTCAATGATACTCTATACCTAACTGCTGGTGTTGATGGGGCTAATACAGGGGCTCAACCTAACTTTGTAACTGCAAGAATCCGCTGTCGTGTTGTTAAACTCGCATCTAAAGATTGGATGGCAATCGCTATTCAATCAACAGCCTCTGATAACTGAGGTTGATTAGAATGGTACGCATTGAGGGAACCCTGGATGAACTCAGAGAACTACTTGGTTCTGCTGAGCGTAGTGTTAGGGCTGTTCGCGACACAGTATCGAAAGGCAAAAAGGTGGCTAAGAAAACGAAACGTAAACTTAGCAGTTGGCAACGATATCTTAAAAATAGAAGTAACCACATCAAATTCAAATCTGGACCCAAAAAAGGAAGGCTCGACCTCGCAAGAATGTCAAAAGCCTTCAAAAAAGGCAAAAAGTGAAAAATATTAGCTGGTGATTTAATTGGGAACTAATAGACGACTCGAAGCACTCCATCCAAACTATTGGGCGAAGTACGATGGAACTAAATGGATAGGTTATGCTCCCTTTGGTGAAACAGGTTGGTCTGTTATTGGTGGGGCTGTTGCAACTTTATCACATGAGACACAACTAGATCTTAGTGGGTACAACTTGCAAAGAATGACAATCTTTCCACGCGCAGTAGGAATTCAAGACCCAGGGATATATACTTTCAAGCCTGGTGCTGGTTCCACTTCCGACGGACTTCTCATCATGGATGTCATAACCAGCGTACCGCTTGATATCGTCGAAGTTTCAAACAATTCCGTACTTGGCGTTTATCCTGGTACATTGGGTTCGAAATATGATTATTCTCAAGTTATTTTTGGAATGGCCCGATTCTTCGCGAAGAATACCACGGTTCCATTCCCTAATTACCAACAACTTCAACGAACAGCGCGTTTTGGTTCGGGAGAACCCAACGCTTCAGATAAATTATATTGCTATCGAATCGTTCGAATTCTTGCAGAGCAATTAGATAATACTTCAGAGATTCTTCTACCATCCTGTCGCCAGGTCATAAGTGCAAATATCGATGAAGAGCCTCATCTCGAATACATGATGAGACTGAAGCGTTCTTACGAATTGGCGGGTCAAGTGTGAACTACCAGCTACCGCTTCTGTTTCAGTCGTTTGATAGACAACGCGCCAGGGCTGTTCTTATTGGAGCAGAAGAACCAGCAGAAGATCTGGTTGATATTGATGGAGGTTCGACAGGCGGAACTAATTATTGGGTTAATGATGACCCAAGACCAACAAAAGACGAGGTCTTAGATAAGTTACAAGAT